GGGGAATCATGATGGCATTAGAACTGAAAGTGGTAAGGGGGATGCTTCCCGCCTGGAAACAAGCCGAACGCCGATTAGCGCACCTACTTGACCGAGTTAACACCGAGGCGCAATTCCAGCAATGGTTAAGCGCACAAAAAGCGCACGATGATAACCTGCGGCGTGCTTTTTATGAGGACACAAAGGACCGGAATACTTTGGAGAATTGCATGCTGGCTTCACCAGAATGGATCATCAAAATGGCCGAAGGGGAGAAAAAATCATGATCATCACCTATACCGTAGCCACCCAGGAAACCCGTCCCGAAGGTATCGCCGCATTGGTGCGGAAATCAGTGTTTTACGCTGACAAATCAGCGAAACACGGCCTCGCATTTACCACTGATTTGGCGCACTTCGACCATATCAACACCGGATACACCGACTCACGGTACTCTTTTGGACATGATCACTGCCGCACCTTGGAAGTGATTGGTAATGACTACCGCGCCGGCCGCCTACTGGATGTCCACACGCCGGGAGAACAAAGCGACCTTTGACCTTCATAGGCCGCATCAGGGGGTGATCCTTGGTGCGTCCCATTGAAAGCCAAACGTAAACCACCAACCAACCAAGGGGGAGAAATCATGAAAAAAAGCATCCAGCTCGAAGGCGTAACGACCCAAGAAGAGATCCGCGAGGCCGCACGTTTGTTGGTCGAACACCCAATCGTGACCGACGCAGCCATGACGGTGCGGATCGACTTCAATACCCTGATCATCGAAACCGAACGCATCTCGACCTTCCTCGCCTGCCGCATCATGCTGCGTCATTGGGGATTCATCTCATGAAAAATCAACCAACTATCGACGAATTGTCCCAACTATGGACGCATGCCTTGGAGGCCTTCGGTACGCCCGGTGCTGCCGGTGAAACCAAGCTGGCTTTCTATACAGTGTACATGAAGAAAACAACATGGATAGGCAGGCAAGAGCTGGAGTTCATGTTCGCCGCCGAGGCCTACTTTCGGCATACCGGGATGAAAGAATAGGAGAATAGCACCATGTACCGCATCGTAATAATGGACGGAACCGTAGAACTTGCCTACCGCATTGAATCCCAAAGCAAACGTCAGGCGCAAATGAAGGCCACCGAAATCTGCCATATTGTTTGGGATTATCGTGGCGGCAAACCCTTACCGACCGTGGTTCTGGTCGAGAAAGTGAAGGGGTAGGGCATGCGTGAGAAGTACTTGGATGAAATGGCTCCCGAGTGGTTCGTATTCGGGACACGGAACACAGGTGGCGTGGACATCAGCGATGGTCAAAAGGACGTTGCCTGGGATGTCGATCCGGTAACGGCAGACCTCCTGATCAACGCCCATAACGAAGGCCTGCGAAAACTCAAAACCCTAATCATGAAGGGGGCAAAATGAAGCACGTTTGTGCATGGTGCGGGGTCACAACGGCTCCAGAGGATGAGAGGGGCGAAGGTACGTCACATGGGGTCTGCGAGGCCTGCGCCACAAAAATCAAGGCCGATGCCGAGGAGTTCGTTGCTCAGTACATGCGGGACATTACATCGAAAGAACACGGGGGTGTTAAATGACAGGCTTTTATGTAGAGCGTTGGACGAAGTCCGGGTGGGTCCGTGAGACAACCGCATTGGAAAGCCGGCATGTGGCCGAGTCGATGAAGGTGACTTTGGCCAAGCGTCGTAAGGAATCCGTCGACAACTTCTCGATCCTCGTCGTGGACGGCCCGGGACGTTGACACTGCCAGCGTATATCCATAGTATACGCCGTGTCTACCTTTCAATGTCCATACTGCGGTTGTAAGCAATCGCGCTGTCCCTTCCAAACACAACGTAGGCTCACGCCCCTACCACCTTCCTTAACCCAGACCGAATTGACGGTCGCACGGTTGGTACGCAATGGCATGCGTTCAAAACACATTGCCGAGACGCTTAGTGTGTCCGTCAAGACCGTCGAAAATCATCGCTTGTCCATCCGCAAGAAGTTAGGCCTGATCGGGAAACACGCCAAACTCACCACTGTGCTGCTGCGATACGAATTCCGCGGAGTGTGACCGGATCTGTCGCACAGGTACGGTATAGGTGTTTTTTGGGGGTTGTCTCGGTTGGCTCGGTCTGTGATAACCACGCGCATCTACACACCTATATATAAGGGGTCCATTTTGGTTAATGGGGTTGATATTATTGGTTTTAATTGGTCAGCACCTTAGTTCCTCTTTTTCTTTTCACATATTGAACAGGAGGGAAAGTCGATGAATTACAATAGTTTGTGATACCGAAAAAGGAGAGAACCATGCTATATCGTTCCAACTCGACTGATGGCGAAATCGAAATAGACCTTTTTTCGTATTGCATGTACGATACCGATCATGTACAGGCATACATTCCTTGGGGAGCCATCGACAGCCCCGAGGAAATAATCATAACAGGGACGAAGGAGAGAATCGCATGGAAGGAATTGAGCGCCTTGAAGCAGTGCTTAGATACCCGCAAGAAACCGTGCCAGATGAAGTCCGGCTCCACCAACTGCGTATCCTGTGCCTCCTTGGTGATGCATATCCTCAGTGGGTCCAGCACCGAGACATAGAGGACCGGATTAACAAGTCGCATGCGGCTGTGTCCCGTAGCATTACCCGGTTGGCAGTGCCTGGGACGCGGCTGGCCGTGACCGGGGTGGCCAAGGAAGAAGGCCTGGGGCTGATCGAGACGCAGCACGATGCCGAGGACGTGCGCCGGCTGGAGTCTCGCCTGTCGCCCAAAGGCCGCAAGCTGGTCGAACGCATCAACACCATACTGACGGGAGGTAAATAATGACCGAAACCGGAGACGGGCTGTACCAACGGGGGAAAGTCTGGTACATGAATTTCCACCACATAGGAACCCGAGTCCATCGATCCTGCAAGACAGGTAACCGAACAGTCGCCGCAAAGATGGCCGCGGAGGAGCGCACCAGGATCGAGAACGAGTACCTCGCCGGCGACAGTGAGAAAATGCTGACGCTGTCCGAGGCGGTCGAGCGTCAATACAAGCGGCACTGGCGTAAGCTCCGGGATGGCGACAACTACCGCCGCCTGGGTCTGGCGGCCGTCACTCACCTGGGTGATGTTCCTCTCACCGATATCACCACGCGTTCCGTCTCGGCATACAAGGCCGCCCTTGAGGACAAAGGCCTCGCCACCGGGACCATCAATTCGTACCTTCAGTCTCTCCGCGCCACCCTTCGAGCTGCCCACCGGGAATGGGAACTGCTGGATAGGGTGCCGATGTTCCATATGGATGTCCCGAAGAACCATGTGGATCGAGTGATCAGTCAGGCCGAAGAGGCCGCGCTACTCCGACGCATCCGCGCCACGCCTGTACGCAACGACCGAGAGGATCCTGGCACCATCGCTGATACCATCGCGGTACTCATCGATACCGGCATCCGGCCGCGTGAACTGCGCCTGTCCCGGTTTGGTCGGCATATTAAGCTGGATCAGGGGCTGATCTACCTGACCGAGGACATCACCAAAACCAGCAAGCCCCGTGTCGTCCCGATGACTGCCCGTGTCAAGGCCATATGCGCCCGACGGCAGGCCTCTCACCCGGACCAGCCATTCCCGCTGATCCGGCAGACCCTGTCCAAGGCCTTCGTTCGGATCCGCGCCGCCATGGGGATCGCCGACAAAAACTTCAGGCTGTATGCCTGCCGTCATACCGCTTGCACCCGGATGCTTGAGGCTGGTATGGACTTCCATGCGGTCATGAAAATCATGGGCCACACGTCTCAGGCAATGACCCAAAGGTACGAACACTGTGCGCCAACGTACCTTATAGATCAGCTCAAGAGACTCGATGTCGAGCGCCGTGATTTGACCCTGATAGGGGGTGAACAAAGTGTGGCATCAACTGTGGCGGGTGAGAGGGCTGCGGCGGGTATTTGAAGTGGCCCTCGAATCGATAACACCCTGATATTTTTAGATCACCTACGTGCCGGTTGGATTTGAAGTCCGGGAGCCCCACCAGTGAGCTGTCCACTTCCGTGCGAATCTTAATGAAATACTTTCAGTAACTTAGGGGGGCCTTCGGGTTCCCCTTTTTTGTACCTCGTCGAGGGGGTGTGGCGTCCAGTGTGGCATATTTCCGGCCCACTGGGAGCGCAGGCTGGACGAATCCTTTGCCCATCAGGATTGTCTACACCTTCCTTGACGAGGTTCTTTTTGTCTGTTAAGTGTACGCCCTCGTACATGTACTGTTCAACCTTTTTAACCTTAGGAGGTCATGAGCAATGAGCGATACAAACACATGCGGTATCGTTACCACCGACATTATCGAACGTCAACTGGAACTCGAAGCGAACATGGTGGAGTTCGGAAAGAAACTGTATGAGGACCGTCTGCGGGAAGCACGTATTGATGGACGTGACCTGACGCAGTTCAACCCTGAGAACTGGATCCTCAAGAATGTCATCGAGAAGCTGGTGGCCGGCATCAAGCGGTTCGCTCTTCCCCGTAAGGGGGCAGGCGGCCTGCAACGCATCATCAAGGTTGTCCGTGCCAGTGATCCTTATGACTTGGCCTTCCTCACGGCCAGACACTGCATCAATCTTTATAGCTCCGAGTCGCCCTATCAGGCACAGTGCATCGGCCTGGGTGCGACCATCGAGTCTCATATCAACTATGAGCATTTCAAACGGGAGTTCCCTGGTTACATCAAAGTCCTCGAACGGGAGCTGACCAGCAAGGACCAACGCTACCGCAAGCGTGTCATCGATAACGCTCGGAAAAACGTGACGCACCGTGACGCCGACGGTAACCCTGTCGTGGATGCCAAAGGCAACGCCAAGGTGGGTGCCACCTCCGAGACGTTCAATCAGGACACCAAGTATCAGGTTGGCAGCAGTCTGATCGGGATCCTCGTCGAAGAGACGGGACTGTTTGCGATGACCGACCTGTTCAAGGGCGGCAAGTGGTTCAAGACTTTGCGACCGACCGCGGATTTCCAAGCGTGGCTTGAGGCGCACCATTCAGAAGTAGCACTGGCCCGACCGTTCTATATCCCGATGGTCTGCCCACCTCGGCCGTGGACCGGGGAATACAGTGGTGGTTACCTGTCCAATGAGGGCAGCAGGCGTGACTCGGTTATCCGTACTCGCCGCAAAAAACTACTCGATAAGCTGGTCGGGCCGCATCTGGAAGCGGAGGTGTATCCTGCGCTCAACTCTGTACAGAACACCGCATGGCGCATCAATCAGCGGATCCTCGACGTGTTGGTCGAGCTGAAGGACAGCGGGATTGGCGGCATCCCCGAGGGAAACCTTGAGCTGCAGCTACCCCCGAAACCTTGGACCACCGATGAGGAATACAAAATGTGGACCGGCGACAACGCATCCAAAGCGGATAAGGAGAAGGTGTCCGATTGGAAACGTCGTGCCTCTGTGGTCTACGACATGTGGCATCGTGATCAGTCCAAGCGTCGGGCTCTGGACTACAAGCTGATGGTCGCTGATTGGATGAAGGCCGAGACAGCCATCTGGTTTCCGTGGAATATGGATTGGCGCGGCCGAATCTATCCGATCCCGAACTTTCTCAACCCGCAAGGTGACGACACAGCCAAGGCACTTCTCTTGTTTGCTGTTGGTAAACCCTTGGGTGGCCCGGGCTCACACTGGCTGGCCGTCCATGGTGCCAACGTATTCGGTGAGGACAAGATTCCGATGGATGATCGGTACGATTGGGTACGCGAACACGATGAGCAGATCAAGGCCTGCGCCGAGAATCCCATCGACAACCGTTGGTGGACCGAGGCCGACAAACCCTACTGCTTTCTGGCCTTCTGTTTTGAATGGGCTGGATTTCTCAAGGAAGGATACAGCTATGAGTGCGCTCTTCCCGTGGCCCAAGACGGGTCATGTAACGGACTCCAGCACTATTCCGGGTGTCTGTGCGACCCGGTCGGTGGAGCTGCCGTCAACCTTGTCCCTGCAAGCAAGCCGTCCGACGTTTATGGCGAGGTCGCCGCTGTCGTGCTGCCGTTGGTCGAAGCTGATCTGGCCTCGGATGACGAAGAGGTTCGTAAGATAGCCCAGGCGTGGATGGACGCCGGCATTACCCGTTCGGTGGTCAAGCGTCCGGTCATGACCCTGCCTTATGGTGCGACCAAATCAGGGTTCGAGTCTCAGCTCAAGGACTTCACCAAGAAAGAGGACGCCAAGCTGCAAGCCAAGTGCCGAGCGACCGGCGTGGAATACAAGGCATACCTGGGCGAGGTGACGCCACATGTGGCAGCTACCTATATGGCCGAAAAAACGGCAGTGGCCATCACCAAGGTGGTCGTCAAGGCCGCCGAGGCTATGGACGTCCTCAAGAAGGTCGCGGAAGTCGTAACGGATGCCTGCGCCCCTATCGAATGGACAGCTCCGTCTGGGTTCAAGGTTCTCCAGCTTTACAAAAAGCGCACAACTAAGCGCATACGCACCTTATTTGGGGGTATCAGGGTCCGTGTGACACTCAAAGAGGACGACCCCAGCGGTAGTCTCAACCGTGCCAAGGCCTGCAACGCCATAGCTCCGAACATCATCCATTCGTTCGATGCCTCTCATTTGGTCAAAACCGTACGCATGTGTACTGATGCTGGTATCAACAGCTTCGCCATGGTTCACGACTCCTATGGCACACACGCCTGCGACATCCCGGTAATGAATCGCCTGCTCCGCGAGGCTTTTGTCAACATGTACAAAACCAATCTAATTGCAGATTTCATAAAGGAGGTGAGCGAGTATGTACCATTTGATGTAGCGGCTGAGCTGCCCGAAGCACCTGAGCGAGGGAGCCTCGACATCCGTCAAGTGTTGGAATCCGTTTACTTTTTTGCCTAAACCTGTACGTATCCGTAAGCGTACGACAAAATCAACATCAGGAAGGAATCACGTATATGTCCTTTGACCCGCAAGAGATCCGCAAGACCAAAGCCGTAACCCCGAAAGGCGAAGCAATCTGGGCGTTCCTTAATGAGCCGGATGACCGCTTCGCCAACGACGGCCAGAAGGCCAAGTACAAAATCAATCTGGCCATCCCCGAGGACGAGGCCGAGGCGCTCATGAAAAAGCTCAGCGCACTGACCGACCAGACCTTCGAGTTTTACCAGAACTTCACCGGCAAAGGTGCGGCCAAACCTGCCAAGAAAAAGACCATGGAAAAGTACCTGTCGTGGGAAGAGCAGTACAATAAAGAGACTGAGGAACCTACGGGCAACATCGAGTTCAAGTTCAGCTCTGGCACAGGGTTCGAGAAGAACGGCAAGTTCATCAGCCTCAAACCCAAAATATTCGACAGCGGCAACGCGGCGGCCGGGATCAAACCCAAGCAGATCAAACACGCCATCAACCTGGGCAATGGCTCAATCGTTCAGGTGTCGTTCTCACCAAATCCTTTCTACAATGCCAGCACCAATCAGGCCGGCGTGTCGTTACGCCTCAATGCCGTGATGATCCATGAGCTGGTCGAGTACGGTGGTGGTGCCGACAACTACGGGTTCGATGCCGGCGAGGGCGGGTTCGTTGCCGAGGAATCCAATGGCGCACCTACCGATGCCGACGCCAGCACCGACAACATGGATCCCGAGGACTTCTAAGGAGTGCGTCGGATCTACAAGCGTCATACGGCCGGACGAACGGGAGTCGTCGTTCGCTCCGGTCTGGAGAAACAAGTTCTCGAGCAAATCGAGGCCAAGGGGGTTTCCTACCAGTACGAAAAGGTAAAGATAAAGTACACGGTTCCCGAGGAAGTCAAAAGCTACACCCCCGATTTCGTTCTGCCGTCCGGTGTCATCATTGAAACCAAAGGCGAATTCACCAGCAAGGACCGTAAGAAGACCGTGCTGGTCTTGAATGAGAACCCAGACATCGACCTGCGGTTCGTCTTCAGTTCCCCCGGCTCGAAGCTCCGCAAGGGCAGTCCGACCACCTACGCCGCATGGTGCGAAAAGTATGGCATCCCGTGGGCCGGCCGGCTGATCCCCGAGTCGTGGTTCAAAGAGAAACGTGCTGTCCCAAACTCACTCAGGAGGAAGAAATGAAAAGAGATATCTTTGCGACCCGTGCAAGCCAGAAAGACATGGTCCTGAACTACCTGCTGTCCGGCCGTGGGATCACCCACCTCAAGGCACAGTCCGAGTTCAAGTGCATGCGTCTGGCCGACGTCATCTACAAGCTCCGCGCTGAAGGCTATCACATCGAATCCCAGGATCGACGTTCCTTCACCGGCCGTCGGTACGCCGAGTACGTCCTGCGATAGACCACCACTGCCCTGCGCCCATCGTGGCGTGGGGCTTTTTCTGTTTTGAGGGAGGAGCATATGTCTTTCAGAATCAAACCGTACGACCCCATGTGGGTGATACGTCTCAAAGCGCTCTACCTGCTTCCGTTTTCTGTGCTGGTGATTGTTTTGTTCTTGTTCCCTCTGACTGTGATCCTCGCTATCTGGGTCGGAATACAAGAGGCCTACACGGGGTTCAAAGAGGAATTCATCGACGAGTTGTGTGACATGTATCGTGCCATCAAGAAGCGGTTTACGTCACGATGACCATCACCCGGCAAGTTGATTTGAAAGTCTACCCGACAGTCACAGAGGTTGCTCAGGCTTTCTGCGACATGTGTGCAGAGGAGCAGGCCCAGTTCTTTAATGAGGTGGCCTACCTATCAAACGCTTGGGCTCACCATTTGGCATACCAGCTCCAATACGTTTGTGATTCCCCAACCCTCACCCCGGATGGGCGGTCTGCTATGCAACTCATAGGGGAGTACGCCTTCAAAAAGTAACCCCAAGCAGGAGGAAACATGTCCCAACACTCACCGTCTGTGAGCCCACCGGACTACCACACGCAAAAGCGCATCGCCGCAGAAGATTCTGCCCGTGGGCGTGGCGAACGCGTGGTGCATCCCCGGCCTGACGAACTGCTGATCGACATCGATAGCCGGGAGCAATACGAGCGCTACCTCGACCTGTTCGAGCTGCTTCAAGACAAGCTGGGCGGCGACGTTCTTGTCACCTACAACCAGCCCAGCCGGTCCAAACCCGAAGGCCGCCATGTAATCGTGAAGCTGCCGTTCTTTGTAGGCAACGCAACGAGGATTGCTTTCCAAGCTGCCCTCGGTTCCGATCCGAAACGTGAGCTGCTGTCCATCCTCGGTCATCTGGATGGGGACGACAAGCCTACCGTGTTCTTCGAGAAACCGCTTTGATGACCCTTATCGTCATTGCCGAGGTGGTCTTCCTTCTCGGCGTCTACCTGATCATCAAATACATTATTCTGAAAGGATAACAACACCATGCGTAACATCCTGAAAAAGAAAGTCACCGTTGATTCCGTCGTCGCTCAGTTCACCAAAACCATCGATAAGCTGTCGGCCATGACAGTCTCGTGCCACGATGAAGCGCGGTCCAGCCGTCAGAAGGCCGACGATGTCATGGAGAAGGCCCGAGCAGAAGTCGCTGAGCTGGCCATCAAAGCAGGTATGGCTGAAGAAGAAGCCGACCGCGCCCGACGCATCGCCAACAATCTGGCCAAGCTGATGGGAGACGCTTAGAATGTCCCAGGAGCATGCTGGCTCTTCGTTCCTGTACCACACGCCTTGCCCTTCCTGCCACAGCTCCGACGCCAACTCGATGTACTCCGATGGCCACCAATACTGTTTTACCTGTGGCACCTATACCAAACCCGAAGACAATCAGGAGGACACCGCAGTGGGCGATGAATCGTTCGAGGAGTGGGGAGGGGAATGGGAAGACCACTCACCAAAAGAGAAGTTCATATCCGGTGCATATCTGCCCATCAAGAAACGAGGCGGCATCACCATCGAAACCTGCAAGAAGTTCGACTATGCCGTAGCGAAAATCCACGACAAGCCTGTCCATATCGCGAACTACCGCAACAAGGCAGGCCTGTGGGTGGCACAGCATGTACGCTTTGCCGACGAGAAGGACTTCATCTGGATCGGCAAGGCCAATCAGGTCGTGCTGTTCGGACAGCATCTGTTCGGATCTGGTGGCAAGCGGCTGGTGATCACCGAGGGGGAACTCGATTGCCTCTCGATATCCCAGGCCTTCAATAATCGATGGCCTACCGTGTCGATCCCGAGCGGAATCAATGGTGCCAAGAAGACAATCCAAGCGAACCTCGAATGGATCGAATCGTTTCAAGAAGTGGTGCTGGCATTCGACGACGACGTCCCGGGAAGGGAAGGGATCCAAGAGTGTGCGCCCCTGCTGACCCCCGGCAAGTGCAAGGTCATGTCCTATGGTGGCAAGAAGGACGCCAATGAGATGGCCCAGGCCGGTCTGTGGAAGGAAATCACATACGCCGTCTACAACGCCGAAACCTATCGGCCTGACGGCATCATATCATTCGGACAACTCCGCGACCGCATCCTGATCAAGCCTGAGATGGGGCTGGAGATTCCGTACCCTATCCTCAATGAAAAGATGCAAGGCCTGCGCTACCGGGAACTCATGCTGGTCACGGCCGGCAGTGGTATCGGAAAGTCCACGTTGGTGCATGAGCTGGGCTATCACCTACGCATGGTGCATGGGTGCAACCTGGGGATCATGGCTCTCGAGGAGTCTCCCGAACGAACCGTGTGGCGATATCAATCGATCCACCTGAATGTCCCGTTGCATCTGCGGTGGTCTGATGTCTCCGATGAAGACAAGCTCAAGGCCTTCGACGCACTCCGTCCTGACGACGGGCTGTACTGCTACGAGCATTTCGGATCCACCGACATCGACGGGCTGATGGCCAAGATCCGCTACATGGCCGTCGGCCTGGGCTGTCGCTTTATCATCCTCGACCATATCTCGATTGTCGTGTCTGGTCTGGATGAAATCGCAGAGTCAGAACGTAAGACCATCGATAAGCTGATGACCAGAATGCGGTCGCTCATTGAAGAAACCAACATAGGCCTGCTGGCAGTTGTCCATCTGAAACGGCCGGGCGGCAAAGGCAAGAGCTACAACGAAGGACGAGAGGTATCCCTCACAGACCTACGCGGATCAGGCTCCCTCGAGCAGTTGTCCGATACGGTCATTGCCATGGAACGCAACCAGCAACACGAGTCCATGCAGAACTATTCCGGGATCCGTGTCCTCAAATGTCGCCACACTGGACTCACAGGTAAGGCCGACCTCGTACGCTACTACCCTGATACCGGCAGATTGCTGGAAGCAAACGCAGAGGCCGAGGGCTTTGGCGATGCGGTCCCTGATGAATTTGCTGGTGACAATACCCAAGACTTCTAAGGAGAGGAATACTGATGGAATATCAGCCTTATATCACCAAATCAATTAAGTACGAGTTCATTTTCGTGTCTGGACGACCAATGGGTGTCAAATGTGTTATCACCACTGTGGACGGTGCAGAGGCTATCGGGGTTTCCCGCTGTGATATTTTTAATGGTGACGAATTCAGTGCTCAATTTGGTATCAGCCTGGCTCACAATCGCGCCACGTTCGCTCTGAATACATGGACGAATTCCTTTTTCGCCAACGGACATACCTGCACCAAGTACATCCGACCTAAACGGCAACCGCGTTAATGCTGTTCTTCGACATCGAGACTGACGGTCTTCTCGATGACGTCTCAAAGATGCACGTCCTGTCCATATACGACGGACACCAGAACAAGTTCTTCCGCTTCGACCCTGCCTCGACGCTACCCTTCGGGGTGGGGTTGAAGATGCTGGCCGATGCTGACGAAATCTGCGGACACAACATTATAGGCTATGACATCCCTGCGCTGAAGAAGCTGTTCCCGGGATGGGAGCCGAGAGGCGTCGTCCACGATACCCTCGTCTATGCCCGTGTGCTGTGGCCCGACATCCGTACATCCGACTTCGGTCGGGTGCAGCAGAAGCGTCTGCCAGGAAAACTTATCGGATCCCATTCGCTCAAAGCGTGGGGATACCGTCTGGGTGTATTCAAAGGGAAGTTTGCCGAGGAGACTGATTGGAAAACATGGACACCTGAGATGTCGACCTATTGTGATCAGGACGTCAGGGTGACCATCCGGCTATGGGAAGCAATCCAGAAGAAAGGCTGTCCCGAAGAAACCCGAGTGCTGGAGCATGCTGTTGCCGAGATAATCCAGCGACAGCAACGTCACGGGTTCCTGTTCAATGCGCCTGCCTGTCACCAGTTGTATCTGGAATTGCTCGATAAACGCGAAACACTTCGTCGCGAAATGTGTGCGACATTCCCACCATTCTATAAGATGCGTGGGACCAAGACCTTTACACCGAAGCGAGACAACGCCCAGCTGGGCTACGTTGCTGATTGTGAGATGACCAAGATTGAGTTGACCGAATTCAATCCGGGATCCAGCCAGCATATCTACTCAATGCTCATTCGCAAATACGGATGGAAACCAAACGAGTTCACCAAGAAGTCGTATGCCCCTCAGTGGATACGGCATCTGTTCCCGGATGTCCCTACCGGCGAACGAGCGCCTGAACCTGTAATCAACGAGGACATTCTCAAGTCCCTCGATTATCCCGAGGCCAAACCACTGGCTGAATTTATGATGCTCGACAAGCGGATCGGACAGATGGCCGAGGGCAACCAAGCGTGGCTCAAGGTTTTCAATCCGACCGATCAGCGTATCCATGGTGCCGTTAATCCCAATGGTGCTGTGACCACACGCATGACCCACTTCTACCCGAACATGGCCCAGGTGCCTGCTGCCCGTGCGCCTTACGGAAAAGAATGCCGGTCGTTCTTCTTCGTTAAGGTCGGTAAGAAGCTGGTTGGCTGTGATGCTTCAGGTCTGGAGGCACGGTGCCTTGCCCACTTCATGGCCAAATACGATGGTGGTGAATACGCCAAGATTGTGGTCGAGGGTAATTCAAAGGATGGCACCGACGTCCACTCGATCAACGCCAAGCGTACCGGATTGTCCCGTGATGATGCCAAGACGTTCTTCTACGCGTTCATGTATGGGGCCGGCGACCAGAAGTTGGGGTCCATTACCAAACCGTTTGCCTCCCCAGAGGCTCAGCGGGTGGAAGGCGCTAAGCTCCGTAAGAAGTTCATGAAGGCTCTACCTGCCCTGGCGAAACTCACCGATGCTGTTAAAGCCAAGGTGAAGGCACAAGGGTGGTTACGCGCCATCGACGGCCGCAAGCTCTTTTCCCGTTCGGAACACTCGGCACTCAACCTGCTGCTGCAATCCGCAGGAGCCTTGATCATGAAAAAGGCATTGGTGCTGTGTGACGCTGAGATGCAGCGGCGTGGGTATATCCCCGGTGTTCACTATGAGTTCGTCGTGAATGTCCATGACGAATGGCAGGCCGAGGTTGACACCGACGTCTCTGAAGAGTTCGGCCGCGTGTCAGAGGATGCCATACGGCTGGCCGGCGAACACTTCGGGTGGCGCTGTCCTCTGGGTGGTGAAGCAAAGATTGGAGACAACTGGTATGAAACCCATTGATCAACGCTGGAAAGAGAAGGTACGGGTGATCCGCGTAAGCGTGGCTCTTCTCGATTTCGACATCTTGGAGCGACCAGCTATGCCTGGGAACACCATAGATGAGATGGAGAGAGAGTTATGCCGGGTCATACACGCGGAGTCCGTGATCCCTGCCGACCGGCCGACCCTCGCAAAGTATCGCTCAGTAAAAACCATAAGTGATATCTATGAGTTGACCTGCTTCGGCTATTCACAGAAACCGCGACCGCGTGTGTGGGTCGAGGACTGTTCCGAGTACGAAATCTAAATGGCCGTCTATTTCATTCAGCAAGGAAAAGATGGTCCTGTCAAAATCGGGTTCACAAAGAAAGAGCCCCTCAAAAGGCTCTACTCTCTTCAAACCGCAAATCCCAAACCACTACGTTTACTGCTCTCCCTTACTGGGGATTTTGAACTCGAACGCTTGATCCACAAGAAGCTGGCGCACCTGCGTCTGCGTGGTGAGTGGTTCGAGTTCTGCCCTGAGATGGTGACGTTCATCGAAGTCTGCTCCAAGAAGCAGGCTGAAATCGAGCGACACCTCCAAGGGGCTGTGCTGTCTTTCGTAAATGGCTACGGGGAGGAGGATAGTTATGGTTAAAACCTGTGACACGTGTGTCCATTTGAGTAAATTGCCGTGCGTAGAACCCTGCTATACATGCCTCAAACGAGGGTGGGATATGTCTGCCTATGAACCTATCAAGGAATCCTTGCTCGTCATCGGGCTATCCGGCCATGCCCGTGTAGGTAAAGACACTGTGGCCGAGGCCATCATCGAGAAGACCGGGATGACCCGCTATGCATTCGCGGATCCCTTCAAGGCCGCCCTCAAGGACACGTTCGGCTGGACCGAAGACCACGTCAACGGGGATCTGAAGGACGTCGACGACCCCTACTACGGGTTCTCTCCGCGTCGTGCGCTGCAACTGTTCGGTACCGAGTTCGGCCGCCGCCTGAACCCAGACGTGTGGATCAAAGTGGCCGAGCGTAAGATTGCAGCACTTGGTGGCCGCGTGGTTATCCCTGATGTACGGTTCGAGAACGAGGCTCAGTTCGTACGGGAGCATGGATTCCTGATCCATATCACCAGCAACCGTGAAGGCATCCCGAAGATAGCACAGCACGTCTCCGAGAACGGTGTCTCGAAGTTGCCGGGTGAGCTGTGGCTGATCAACAACGGCACCATCACAGACATGAAGAACTGCATCACCCGGATGCTCGAACACAAAGGTATCTTCTCTTAATGCCACGGTCGATCACAGCCTACAACGCAAAGCTCCAGTGCAAAACCTGTGGACACTTCGGGACGCCTGCTCCTGTGGAGTTTGCTCACCCGTGTTTCCACACGACGGTCGTTATGCAGGCCATCTGTCACAAGTATGAAGGTGGCCGCATATCGGTCGCTGATACCTACATGGGATGCACTGTACATACCGAAAGGAAGGTGGACAAATGTCGTGGTTCAGCACCATCCCGGTCGTCGGGAAAGTCTTCGAGGGTCTGTTCGGACTCATCGATCAAGCAGTAACGGATAAAGACAAAGCCAACCAACTCAAGGCCGACCTTGAGGTTGTCTTGCAGAACTCTGATATCACCAAGTTTCAGAAGCAACTGGAATCACAGACCAAAATCATCACCTCAGAGGCGGCCGGTAATTTTTTCCAACGCACTTGGCGTCCCGGCCTGATGGTTCTCTTCGGTATCATTATCGCCAACAACTACATCCTCAACCCATGGCTCGATGCCATGTTCGGCCTCAATATCATCATGGAGATACCCCCGGACATGTGGGATCTGCTCAAGCTCGGTATCGGTGGCTACGTCATGGGCCGTTCGGTGGAGAAGGGTGTTCAAGTATGGAAGGAGAAGTCGAATGGATGATTTCAAACCCTCGATCCCGGTGATGTTCCTTCGGGCTGAGCTGAAGACATATCTGGAAAAACCCGAGCGCACCCGCGTTGGGTTCGTCAATAAGAATAACCTGTACGGCCGCGGTCTGACCAAACAGGAAATCGAGTACATCCTGCGTCCCGTTGCCGCCGATGGCCCAACCCTGAAATTAAAAAGGAGCAAGCGCTAACATGACAAAAGCCCAACTGAAAAACAATCCGGTTCTGGAACTCCGCGCCACCTACAAAGCCATCGAAAAGACCGAGCGCAAGTTCGAGCGCTTGAATCCTTTGGCCGCCATTCCCCAGGCACGACTGCTCAAGAAGTACAAGTCCTTGGCCGACCGCGCCGATAAGCTGTTCCGACAGATCCTGCCTTTGGCCACCACCCGTGGCGTGTGAGATGGACTTGGAGGAGGCACTCGATTTCATGGGTGCCACCTGCCAAGACTTAGAAATCCCTAAAGACAAACTGTTCTACTCGTGGGTGCTGACGAACCGCTGGACGCAAAAGCAGTACCTGCGGATGTTCATGGTCTGGAAGGGGGCTCTGTATGAGTAAGACCCTCCTGATCGATCATGATGTTGTCATCTTCCGCTCAGCCGTGACCAATGAATTCACGGTTGAATGGGAGGAGGGACTGACGACTAAGGTGATATGGAAGCGGAAGGCCGAGGCCGCCATGGACTCCTACATCGAGTCTCTGTTGAAGGTTACAGGGTGTTCCGACTATTTCTGCTGCATGTCCTCGAGGGGAGGTAAGACCTATCGATACGATGTCCTGCCCACCTACAAACATAACAGGGATCCGAACAAGAAACCCGAGCTGATCCCGCATCTGGAAGCGTACACCAAAGAGCATCATCCGTTCAAAATCAAACCCCGGCTCGAGGCTGACGACCTTCTGGGTATCATGGCCACCCGATGGCCTGAACGCTTTGTTGTCGCTTCGATTGATAAAGACCTACTCCAGATCCCCGGCTGGCACTATCGGTTCAACGAACCCGAGCTGGGGGTGTTCGAGGTGACCCCCGAAGAGGGTGCCTACATGTTCTGGTATCAGATCCTGACCGGCGACTCGACTGACGGTTACCCCGGATGCCCGGGCTGTGGTGCCAAGAAGGCCCAGACGGTCCTGGCCGATGCCCCGGTGATGGACAATGAGCGCATGTGGGAAATCGTGAAGGGCGTCTATGCTGCCGCGCCTCAATGGAGGATCAAGAAGCAGTACGGACAGGACACCCCGCTGACTGAGGATCAGATCCTACAACAGGCCCGGTGCGCCAAGATATTGCAGACATCCGATTGGGATTGGAAGGAGGACCGCTACATCCTATGGAAACCATAGAGCAAACACAGCGGATTCTGGCCAGCTTGGAGAAGAGGGTACATGAGGTCGAACTGACCCTCCGAATGCTGCGCCAGAAGCTGGTACAAGGAACCACCTCTGCGCCCACCTTGGATGTCACTGCCGGCCTCGAATGTTCCACTTGAGATTAATCCATAGCGTTGCCCGTGAGGCAACAAGGAGGTAATCCGTATGGCTATCCTTACGATGACGACCTGTCCTGAATGCGACCTACGTACCACCTATTCCGCATCTGAGAAAACCTGCAAACAATGTGGTGCTACGATGGCACCCTATCCTTTGCAGAAGAAGAAGGCGACACCCAAGAAGAAAAAGAAGGCAGTCGTTGAAACACCGGCTCCCGTTGTGGACACCCCGGAGGAATAACACACAGATAAGAGGAGGTTATGATGGGGATAGGGACATGTGATGCCTGTAAATTTTGGGTACAATGTAGTCCAGAAAAACCAGCAGATATAGGAATATGTATTAGGTTTCCACCTGTCACGGTCGGCAGGGAATCGCTACAGCCCCAAACGTGGGCAAAAACCATATGTGGTGAGTGGGAACCAGACGAGGAATAACCGAGCATCCACCCATCCTGACAAACCGAGAGGCCGCCCTATCACAGGGTAGGCCTCTTTTAATTTATCCATACATAAAAGGGGTTTATATACATGATCAAGCAAATCATTCTGGACTTGGATGGCGTCATCGTGGACTTCACCAAAGGCGTGTTCGACCACTTCGGCGTCACCGACAAGACCCAGGAAGACGTTACTGATTGGGATTGGATCGTCCGTCATATCTGCAACCGCTTCCGGCTATCCCGCTTCCAGTTCTATACCAGCCTCGACACCAAGTTCTGGGCAAACCTTCCGTTCACCAAAGAAGCCGAAGACATCCTGGCTTTACTGGGGAAGACCCATGTACCCTTCTGTGTCGTGACGTCACCGACCTTCGGAGCATGCAATGGCAAACAGCAGTGGATCAGCCGCAACCTACCCGACGTCCTCATGGACAAACGCTACCTGATCGGGCCGGCCAAGAGCTTCTGCGCTTCGTACCAATCGCTCCTGATCGATGACAGCGATGTCAACTGCGCCGATTTCAATAAGGCCGGTGGTAAGTCCGTGCTGCTGCCCCGTCCGTGGAACGCAAACCGCAACCATGCCGGCGACCCCGTGGGTTTCCTGAAGTGGGCGCTCGAATCCTACAGGATGATATAATGAGTATCTACCCGAGCCAGCTCCGTGGGCTGATAGCGGATGTCCTCTACGCCATGGAGAGCATCGCTCAGAAGCCCGGTATCCTATCACACGAGGCCATCGAACTGTTGATGCTCACGGCCGCCCAGGAGTCTCACTGTGGTGCCTACATAAAACAGGTCAGAGGTCCGGCACTTGGTATCTTCCAGATGGAACCCGCAACCTGCGAAGACCTCTTCATGAACTACCTTCGGTTCCAGCCGGATACCCAAAAGGCTGTCGACCACTTCATAACCGAGGGTGTCGACTTCAAGATGCAGATGATGGGTAACATCCCTATGCAGATTGTATTCGCTCGAGCGCAGTACCGTAGGTTCCCGGAACGGATACCCAGCAACAGCAAGGACATCGCCCGGTATTACAAGAAATACTGGAACACAGAGAAGGGGAAAGCGACGGTCGAGGAAGCTCTCAGAAACTACGACAAGTATGCGTTTTAGTTAGAGATTATTTCCGGCCCACTGTAGATTCTTTTGCGTAGCCTGGACGATAACCATTACGAATATCTGGAGGATATCTTTATGACACCACTCCCACAGTCAGCTACTGGGCTGATTAAGATGCTCGATAAGAACTTCCCTCCTCGGTGTATCCGTAAGGGTGAAGACATCAGGGAAGCTGAACGATATGCCGGTAAGAGGGAGTTGGTTGATATGCTCCTGTCGCGGTTAGATTTCGCAGAACGACAAACCCAAAAGGAGGTATCATTGATACATGCCGATAAGTAAACGGAAAGAGGATCGCCTGTATACGATAGGCGACTCCATGAACAGACGGCTGAAGAAACCAAAATCTAAAGTAGGTGAGGTTACCGAAACCAAGAATGAGGTTGACGCCGCTCTTGCGGAGATGTCCACGTACATGAAGTCCCGGTACTATGATGATCCGGCCGGCGCGAAGATGGCTCCTAAAGTTTGGCTGGAAGGTAACGCTGAGAAGCTGGCTAAATATGAAGCGGTCGATCCGGTCCCTACTTGGAACGAAGCTGGTTATGATTTAGGTGACGGGGGGAATGTTGCCTCCAAGCAACTCACTGCCGACGTGGATCTATACAACAAGTTGGTGTCCCAGAAAGGGGAGGTGAAACTCCTTATCTCTGACGCTGAAAGCAACTACATGAAGAGCCTGAACAAGTACAAGTTCAAGCTGAAGCAGAGTGCTGCCCTGCAAGAGAAAGAGAAAGAGGACGTCAACCGTCGTAAGACCGGCGCTCGAGGTATGCGTATCCCGCTTACCACGGTTGCTGGTATCAAAGGCGGCCTGGGGGTGCCTAAGTAGTGGGTGTCTCCGGCGAAGGTTTCTGGGCATCGCGGTTTCAGAAGCTCGATGGTAAACGCATGGCCCATCTCAACAGATGCCGGCGCTGTGCTGAACTGACCATCCCGAGTCTTCTGCCGCCCGAAGGTGCCGATGAGAATACACCGCTACCCACTCCGTACCAAGGGGTGGGAGCGAATGCAGTCAACAACCTCACTGCAAAGCTCCTCTTGACCCTCATGCCTCCGAACAGTCCGTTTTTCCGAATGGACATCGACGAGGTCGAGCTGGAGAAACTGAAGGAAGACCTTGGTGACCAACAGGTAAAGACCCGCATCAATAAGAAGCTGGCCTTGCTGGAACGCAGAGCTGTCAAATGGGTCGAGCGTCTGGCCTATCGGGTTCAGTTGTTCAAGGCCATCCGTCTGTTGGTCGTGTCTGGAAATGCCTTGATCGAGAAGGTTCTCGAAACTGGAAAGCTCAAGATCCACCGACTGGACAAGTACGTCGTGCGTCGTGATGGTGACGGCAATGTAAGGGAACTCGTAATCCGGGAGAAGGTTTCGCTATCAGACTTGCCCGAAGAGATGCGCCCTGAGAAAGACGATCCGAAGCGACCTCATGATGAAGACAATATCGACCTGTTTACCTTTGCCGTCTGGACAGGTAAGCAGTGGGAATACGGCCAAGAAGCTCTTGGGAAAACAGTACCGGACAGCGAAGGCACTGCCCCGAAAGGTAAGCTGCCATTCATCGTTCTGACTTGGACCCTGGCCGATGGTGAAAACTATGGCCGCGGTCACGTCGAAGACTACCTCGGTGATTTCCATTCCCTGGATAGTCTCAGCGAAGCGTTGCTGGATGGCGCTCAACTGGCCGCACTGGTCAAGTTTCTGGTCGACCCCAACGGCATGACGAACATCGAGGATGTCCGAAGCGCACCCAATGGTGGGTATGCCCCTGGTACTCCTGATGATATCCATGCCCTGTCCCTGGATAAATACGCCGATTTCAAAACAGCCTACGAACAGAGCATCCGTATCGAAGAGCGGCTGTCCCGTGCCTTCCTATTGGTTCACTCGATCCAGCGTAATGCTGAGCGTGTGACCGCAGAGGAAATCCGGCTGATGGCACAGGAACTCGAAGATGCCCTCGGTGGTGTCTATTCGGTCCTCGCTCAAGAGCTACAGCGCCCATTGGCTGAACTGGTCGTCGACGACATGCGAAAGAAGAACGCACTGCCTCCGCTACCGGCAGTCGAGCTGACCATCGTTACCGGCTTTGATGCCCTCGGCCGTGGTCATGACTTGGCGCGTCTCCAGACCTTCCTGCAAAACATAACCCCCATGGGTGAGCAGGCTATCCAACTTTACATCAACGTGGCGAACTACATCGAACGTGTGGCCGCCGCCTTGGGTATGGATACCAGTGGTCTGGTCAAGACAGAGGAGGAAGTGGCCCAGGCCCAACAGAACGGGCAGATGATGGGTCTTCTTGAGAAACTCGGACCTCAAATCATGAAGCTCATGCAGGAACAAGGTGGCATGGGTGGAGCAACGGAAGGAGCCGCAGGTGGCCAGTAAGAAAGACAAAAAGAAAGGCTTTGGCGCATTCCTCAGTAAGATGCGTGAGAAGGCACTCGGGATCAAAGAGGGTGCCAAAAAGTGGAAGGATGACTTCATGGCCGGTAAAGGACGCAAGTACAATCCCGTCGTGAAATATCACAAGCGCACCAAGGACGTTGCCAAAGCAACCAAATAGCAAACCCCGATCAGAGAGGAACGTATCCATATGGCAGTTGAAGATGCCCAAAACACCCCGGTAGGGGAACCACAAGACCGCAACGGAAAACCCGCCACCGCTGAGTCGCAGGAGTATATCGATGCGATGACCGCGAAGGCCGACCAAGGCCTGGACGTTAAGAAGACCGGGGACAGTGGACTGCTTGCCGGTAAGTACAAAACCGAAGCGGATCTGGATAAAGGTATCGTCGAGGCTCTCACGAAGAAATACGGTGGCGATAAAGTTGCTGCCTACAAGGAACTCGAAAAGATGCTCGGCGCGGCCGGCGATGATGATCCCGGAGATGGTGCCGAAACCCAGGACGATGCTGGTGATGCCGATGAAACCCAAGACACCGATGCGGAAGATACGGAAGACACCGGCACCCAAGATGACGTCGTGGATGGTCTGGATACCAACCAGATGATCCAAGAGTACTTGGCCGACGGTCAGCTATCGGCCGAGTCCAAACAGCAAATCATGGATGCCTACGGGATAAGCTCGACGGAAGTTGATGTCTACCTGCGGGGCATTTCAGCCACCTATCAGGACATGACCGACCGTGTCGGTGGTGCTGAGAAATACAATGAGATGGTCCGATGGGCGGCCGAGTCTATGACCCCTGCCGAAATCGAACGCTATGACGGTACTCTGGCGGCCGGCGAACTCGGTGCCATCAATGATGCAGTTGATGCGCTCTATGCCAAATACATCCGGGCAAACGGAGCGCAACCCAAACGTCGTATCTCAGGCGCGGCCCCAACCTCAACGGGTGGGTACAACAGTCACCGTGAGTTGGTCGCTGATCAGAAAGACCCCCGGTACGCTACCGATCCAGCCTTCCGTCAACGTGTGATGGATAAGCTGTCTCGGTCGAAGTACTAAACCAAATTGCCGGTAGAGCGTGAATATCCTGTCAAGAATTTCCAGGGCATACCGGCGATAACCTAAAAGATATACTGGCAGAAAGCATTGAAGGCGATGCACCCGGCTGTTAACCGGGAGTCGGTCGGTTCGATCCCGACTCTGCCAGCCAACAATTTCCCAGAACCGATTGATCACCGGGTATGGGCGAGGGAAGTCTGATAGTTGTCGGTGTCAAACCCTCGTTAATCAAAGTCGAAACCGTCTGTTACGGGAACATTAACCCGCACCCCTCCCTCCAAATGGGGGTCATCTAAGACCCCCTCCCTCCTCATTTATCCTTCCATCATTGGCGCAAGGCCTACGAACTGTGACTGCGGTCGCAGGTAAGTGGACACCCTTCGTAGCACAAGATGCGTTGCGGGTGAGTGAGAGGTGAGCGGAGTCGTCGTAAGCAGTACCTCACCACATTCATTCCTACCAACAAATCCTACCTACGAAAGGACATGCCAATGTCTGCTTCTACTGTATCCTATATTGGTGCCAACAACGGTGTCGACTCTACCCTGGACGAACAACGAGCGCTTTTCCTCAAACTGTTCAGCGGCGAAATCATCACTGCGTTTGAGAAACATACCGTCACCCTGGACAAGCACCGTGTTGTGACCATTCAGTCCGGTAAGTCGTTCCAGTTTCCCGTCATCGGTAACGTGCCGGCCGCTGAGTACCATGTCCCCGGCGATGAGCTGTTGGGCCAGAAAGTAGCCCATGGTGAGCGCATCATCCCCATCGATAAGATGCTGCTCAATCATATCTTCCTGGGTGACTTGGACGAGGCGATGAGTCACTTTGACGTTCGCGCCCCTTACTCCAAGAAAATGGGTAACAACCTTGCCCAGGCCTTCGATAACAACATCTTCCGCAACCTCGTTGCTTGCGGTTCCGCTTCGGCCGTTGCCAGCCTGGGTGCCGAAGGTGAAGGCGATATCATCGACGATGCCAATCTGGCGTCGGCCACCGATGCTGACCGCTGGACCGCGTGGCTGTCTTTCTTCGAGAATGCTGCCGCGAAGCTGGATAACCGCTTTGTGACCGGCGAACGCTTCTGCGTGATCAAACCGGAAGATATGTACTTTCTGGTCCGCTACTCGCTGACCGCTCCCAACGGTGGTCTGATCGGCCGCGAAGTCGGTGGTACTGGTTCCGTTGCGTCCGGTACGACCATCTACGCATTCGGTCTGAAAATCGTCGCTTCTCCGATGCTGCCGACCACTGACTACAGCCTGGACACCTTCCACAAGGTGGACTGCCGTAACGTCAAGGCTATCGCTTTCACCGAGGATGCCGTCGGTACTTTGAAGCTGATGGATGTCTCCCTGCAAAGCCAGTGGGATATTCGGCGTCAGGGTACACTCATGGTTGCTCGTTACGCCATGGGTCACGGTATCCTTCAGCCTGAATGCGTCGTCGTCGGCCGCTCCGGTGCGCCTGCTTAATCGTTAAACCCAAGGGGGACTCTTCGTTAATTCGAGGAGTCTCCCTTTTTTTCGTCAACCAAGGAGGTTTTTTGTGGCCCTATCATATACCCCAACCACCGAACTCGATGCCGTCAATACGATCCTGAAGGGTATCGGAGAGCAACCCGTCAACAACCTGACGACCTCCGGTATCTCCGAGGCATCATTGGCCCGAGACAAATTGCGTGAAATCAGCCGCGCCATCCAGAGTAAGGGACTGCACTGCAACTCCGAAGAGGAGTTCCCACTGACCCCGGATAGCTTGGGGTTTGTGACAGTACCAGGAAATACCCTCTCTGTGGATCCTTCAGACATCACAAAGGATTACGTCAGACGCGGTGACAAACTGTACGACCGCGAGAACCATACCTTTACCATCAATGAGCTTGTCCTTGTGGACATCGTTTTCTTCCTTCCCTTTGAAGACCTACCAGAGCATGTGCGCCGGTACATCACCATCAGTGCTGCGCGGATATTCCAAGCGGAAACCGTGGGATCCACCACGCTCTACAACATGAGCGAGAAGGACGAGGTAGAAGCGAAGATAGAGTTCGGCCGTAAAGAGATGCGGAACCGGGACAAGACCATGTTCGACAATGCCGAGATGGCCTGGAAAAGAAGGAGACGCTTCTAAGATGAGTCTTGAAAGTGCGAACATCTCCGGGTTCTTCAACGGGATCAGCCAGCAGGCACCCACCAGCAGGCAAGACACCCAATGCGAATTGCAGGAGAATGCCCTCGGGACACTGGTGGATGGTCTGGTCAAGCGACCGCCTACGGAACATGTGGCCATCTTGCAGTCGGCCGTATCCAGTGGCGCCTTCGTCCATAAGATAAATCGCGATGTCACCGAGCGGTACATCGTCATGATCACTGGTGATGCCACCAATCCCATTGAGGTATTCACCATCGACGGTGTCAAGTGTACCGTGCGCTATGGTGACTTAACCGACGAGGGTGTCTTCACAGCCGACTCGACCGTAAAGAACTATGTCACCGTTTCATCCGGGAACGCCGGTAAGCTGTTCAAAGCCATCACGGTTGTCGACCGAACGATAATCACCCGCAAAGATAAGGTTGTCGCCTATACGGATGCGGTACATCCCGGTAGTGTCGCCGGAACTGTTCAGACATTCACGGATCTGCCGGGGACTGTCACCGATGGTGATATCTACGAGGTCACAGGTGATGACCTAAGTAACTTCGATAACTTCTTCATGAAGTGGACCGGAAGTGTCTGGGTGGAAACAATGCGTCCGGGGTTGAAGTATCAACTTCATCGTCGCACCATGCCCCACCAACTGGCCCGAACCGGGACCAATGAGTTCACGTTTGCCCCTATCTATTGGGCCGACCGGACAGTCGGGGATAACACGTCCAACCCGGCACCCTCGTTCCACAACAATACCATCAACAATGTGTTCTTCTTCAAGAATCGCTTGGGGTTCCTTAGTGACGACAATGTGGTCATGTCGCAGGCCGGTGACTACTGGAACTTCTGGCGCAAGACAGCCTTAGACCTTCTGGATTCGGACCCAATCGACACCTCGGCTACGGCCAAGAGCGTTGAGACTTTGAGGTCCACGGCTATCTTCGACAAGTCGTTGTTAATCCTGGCTGATCAACAGCAGTTCGACCTGGGTTCCGGTGACAGTGCTTTGTCTCCTGTTACAGCCGCAGTAACACCAACGACCCGCTACCAGATAGACCCCGATGCCGAGCCAATCACGGCAGGAGCCAATGTCTACTTTGTGTGTCCCGCCGACCCCAACGACACGACCAATGGGTTCGTCTCGGTACGCGAGTATTTCATCCAGCCAGATTCGATGCTCAACGATGCCGCCGACGTGACAGCCCATGTCCCGCGCTACATCCCGCAGGGGTACATTCAGTTGGATACCTGTAACTCGCAGGATGTTCTGTTTGCTCATACCGACATGGATCCCTCAACCCTCTACGTCTACAAGTACTATTGGATGGGGAACGAGAAGCCGCAAAGCGCATGGTCCCGGTGGACGTTCGATGGGGATATCCTCGGGTTTGTCGTGATCCACACCAACATGTTCATCGTGATTAAACGTGATACGCAAGTGTACTTGGAGAAGCTCCGCATCAACAAAATCGATACCGGGAGTCTACCCTTCAGGGTCCACCTTGATCGGCAGATTACTCTCACCGGCTCCTACAACACCGAGCTGAACACCACGACTTGGACGCTCCCGTACACCGAGGTAGATGAAATGGTCTTCGTGGACCCCAGCAGTGGCCTACAACTCAACGGTGTAGTGAACAATGGGGACGGAACCTGCTCACTAAGAGGTGATTGGTCGTCAAAAACCTACATCATCGGGAAACCCTACACCATGCGCTACCGTCTGTCCGAGTGGTATCTACGTCGGAAGGATGGGTCCGTGATTATGGACGGACGCTTGCAGATCAGAACCCTGACGTTGAGCTTCACCGATACAGGGTATTTCCGATTGGAGGTCACGCCCTTCATGCGGGAAACCTTGATTCAAGAGTTCACTGGTGCCTTCGTTGGGCTGAGCGTTATCGGACAGGCCGCCCTAAAGTCCGGTGAAGAGCGCTTCATCGTAATGGCAAAATCAAAACAGACCCGCGTGGATATCGTAAACGACAGCTATATGCCATGTCAGCTCCAGACCGGGACGTGGGAGGGGTTGTTTACCACCCGCGCCGGAAGGAGATATTAATGGCAGTTGGATTCCAAAAGGTGTCCTGTACTCAGGTGCGGGATGCCTTGCCGTCCATACGATTCCGGGACCGGGAGCAAGGAGTTCTGGATCGATGGCATGTTCAAAGCGACATTCGCCAAGTATTCATGACGATGGTGGAGACATCCCGTGAAGTATACGTGGGAACAGATGGCGACGACGTCCTCGGCTATACCGGCTACGGCCTGGATGGTGAGGACACCTGTATCGTGTGGTTCGTAGGGACCACCAACTGTCTCCGCTATAACGTATCGTGGGTGAAGGTCTGCCGCCTATGGCTTGATCAGGTCACCAACCGTTTCAAGAACGTATTAACAAGCCCTGACATAGGCGACGACGCTGACATCAAGTATCTGCGTATGCTGGGTTTCGAGGTCGATGAAGTCCACGAGAGTGGCTTCTTGATCATGCGGAGACAGAGAAGGGAGAAATAGAATATGGGTACAGCTCTTTTTGCGGCGGCAAGTATGGCCATGAGTATCTACCAGAGCATAGAGGCGCGTAAGGATGCCAAGGCTCACGCGGTGGATACCTCCAAAGCTGCCGATGCGGCCGCCGAAATAGACTTAGAAGCGTTGAAGACGCGGGAGAGTCAGGTTGAAGACCAAGGTGAACTCGACGTTCTCGAGCGACAGCGCCAGCAACACCGGGAGGCTGGGAAGATCCGGGTGGCGCAGTCTGAGGCTGGGGTCTTCGGTAACTCGCAGATCCAAGAATTAGCCAACTCGATGATGCAGTCTGGTTACGACATCAGTCTGATCAAGAAAAATGTAGGGAACGAGAAGGATCAGATAGCCCTCGAGCGTAAGGCTGTTGCCGCTAACACTAAATCCCGAAAGAATCAGGCCAAGGCCAATGTGCCGTCAGGTCTTATGACCGGGTTGCAGATTGGATCCACCGCTGCAAGTGGTATGAGTGACATCCAAGGTATGAAAAAGGAAGGTAAATGGTGGGGTTAAATGCCAGTAGAAAGTCAAACCAGAAAGAATAGCAGGACTGTTCCTCGGGAGCAGGACACCTTCCGATACTCAACCCCTGACGTGCGGAAGGTTGCCCGACCTGTTGATGCTTATGCTGCACCTTATTTAAACCAGACCAAGGGGAAGCAACTCCTGTCGATACTCGATGACTTCGATAGAACCGCAGGGAACCTCCAAGAGACGGCAAGGCGTAAAGAGAAGGCCGACAACGAGGCTGGTACTCTGCTTGCTGCCCGGGGTGAAGCTGTTCCTGTGGACGCCTCGGCGGCGACCATCGAAGGTCATGAGCAGTTCTCAGGGATTGCTTCGTCCGGGGAGTATCAGGCCTTACTGGACACACAGGTCTTCGAGGCGCACAAGGACAGTGATCCTGATGAATTCCGTGAGGCTATCTCCGAGGCGACCAAGAAGTTCATGAACGGACGGTCGGACGCCTTCGTTAAAGGCCTCGCCGGCCAGATCCCCGCTATCCAAGAAAAGCAGTTCCTCAAATATCATACCCATCAGAAGCAGCAGTTGAAGGGTATCGGTATCGAGAAAATCAATAGCACCGTCGCTTTCACGGTGGGAAACCTCCTCGAAGGCGCTGAGAATGCCGGGGAGTTGTCCCTATCTTTCCGCGGGCTTCTCGATGACATGCAGGCCATTGGCAAACCATATGGCCTCGACCGTAACGAAGTGACCCTCATGTTCACTGATTATATCGGTGACATAGCGGTGGCCAAAGGCATACCCGAGTTAATGGAGTTCGCTCGTGTGAAGGACAGCTCCAAAATCTCAGCGGAGGATTCGATCCACGGTGACCGGATCCGTCAGTACCGGACACAGGCTGAGAATGCCAGGGACGCCATCGAGAGAGCCAAAGAGACTGCCTTGGAGAAGGCCCAACGACAGGCCCGGGAAGACAGGGAGACAGCCATTGCCCGTGAGTCTTTCTTCGGTGATCCGGCCAAGGCCCGAAAGCAGTTGACCATGGCATCGGTGGACGGAACGCTCAACGGCCGCGACATCCTCTTCTATGGGGATTTCATCAATAAGGTGCAGGGTCGTCAAGGCTTTGCCCGTGAGTCCAATAAAGCTCTCACGCTGAATCTACACAATCAGGCGCGTCTTGGCACCCTCACTCTCGAGGGGCTGGCTGAGCATGTCGACAGCCTGACCTATGAGGACACCGCGATGGTGGCCACCAGTATCATCAGTCGCAGGGAGCAGGAGCGTAAGAGGGCCGAGTCCGGTGGTGGGGAGTCTCTTCCTGATCAGTACAAAAAAGAGGCCTTCCAGCTTGTCGAACAGCTCTCGTCCTTTGACAACCAGTGGATACGCGATGACCTGGGGAAGGTGCGTAAGGAACGTGCGGTCGACCTGTGGTTCAAAGCTATCGAGGACTTCCCGAACATCGGTGGGAACACTGAGAAGGAGAAGAGGGAGCCCACGACCCGCAAGGATTGGATGCTGATCAAGAACACGGTCCTCGAAGAAGCCTACGAGGTCTACCCACACTCGAATTGGAAACGACGTAAGAAAGGCGGCGGCGACACAAACGTACCCTCTGCGGAGGATATGATGCCTGCCATCCCTGATCTGAATGAACGAGCGAACGCGCTGAAGGCGCGTCTGCGCTCTAATTAAGGAGGATTAATCTCATGGCCCAAGCGACCTTCTCTGAGGAGAACATGGACGTTGAAGAGCAAGTACAGCAAATACCACCTGTTACGCAGGAGGAGAAAGACAGCCCCTTCGATAACCCTCTCTTTTCCATGACAGAAGAGGAGGTCGCCCAGGCTTATGAGGCAGGGAGCATCGACGACACAAGCCTACAGGACTACATCACCGTCAAGGACATGCGGGAGAACCCGATAGGAACCTTCGGGATGCCCATCGATTATGTCCAATACATGGCCAATCGGAACCTGATAGCCCCTGCTCAATTCAAAGAATACCTCGATTTTCATGACGACCTCCTGAACTTCAGCTACAGCGAGGCGGCCTACCAGCAGGCAGTCATGCATCTGTCCAGTGGTAAGTCCGTGGAGGACGTTGAGAAAATCATCAACCCGGAGGTCGAGGCGAACCCGCTGATCGATCCTACCGGGCTTATTGCCGCCCCAGGCAATGCTGCCGTAACGACTGCCAACGCTGTATATCGGCTGGGCGCCAAGGGTGTTCAAGTCGCCGGTAAGAAAATCGTAAGCACCATGGCACGTAATGTCGCCATCGAGATGGGCTTTGACTTGGCGGCCACCGGAGCAATGGTGGGTGTCGATCATGCGACCGGGAACGGTATCTACACTGCCCTGTCCGGTATCGCTGGCCCCATGGTGGCCTCGCTGATTGTCACTGGTGCCAAGAAGGGCAGTCTCCAGTTACTCCGAGCGTTCGTCAAACGCAACCCCGAGAAGGCCAAGGAAGTCGTTAAGGCAGTCGAAGAGGTGCGTGTACAGAATACCGGCAAGCCGAGTACTCAAGAGGCGGACCCAGAGGAATCCTATTGGGACGACATTTACGAAGAGCTGAAGGCTGTCGGCACCGATCATTATGCCGTGAGTGAGATGGCCAAGGATGGCGTGGAGCAAGCCGGTAAAGGCAGCGGCCGCGTGGGAACACAAGGCGTCGATGCTCTACCGAAGAAACCCGTTAAACCGAAATATGAAGGCGACGAACGAATCCACGATTCCCTCGACACACTGGTAGCTGTCAAGCAGGCCGGTGCTGATATCGACATCGAGTTCAGTCAGAAGTTCATGCAGAACATCGCTGAGAACACCGGAGACGGTGGGGACATGCTGAAGGTATTCAATGTCCTCATCGAGAAGGAAGTCAACAAGGCTCGGTTCCTGGGTGGCGAGTTGCCGCCGATGAAAGAGCTTGCCCGTCGCGCCCGATCCGCAGTGACACGCCTGCATACGCTTGTCGGTGATGATCCCGATAAGGCCGCGGACTTCCTGATCAAGAGGACCGGGGACAACGCGGCCGCCATGCGTAAGCTGGAGGTCGAGGCTATGGCCCAGAACCAGCTCATGGAAGACTACACCAAATATGTCCAGACCCTGGCCGACACTGCCATGGAGTCTGGTCAGATGGCCGATAAGATCCGGTGGCTGGAACATATGGAGAAACTCGCTGAAGTCAGTGAGAACGTCCAGGGTGTCGCCGCCAGCTTCGGCCGTGGCTTGAATGTGTTCAAGAAACAGATGGGTTCACTGGGCTGGTTTGATCCCAAGAAAATGAACACCAAGGAAATCCAATCGTTCGAGATGGACCGGGGTCATATGATCGATGAGATGCTGGCCGCGTTCCGTAGACATGGTAAAGGTGGCCCGAAGGATTCTATCCGCTCAGCCCGTAGTATGGCCCGGGGTGGTAAGATGCAGCGGTTCCTCATAGGTGTCCTTGAGTGGGAGCAGTCTGCCCTCGTGTCGTCACCAGACACGCAGATAGCCAACATCCTGGGTAGCGTCTACACGCTGTCCACCGAGAGTGTTGTCCGTTCGGCCGGCTTTGCCTTCCAACGGTTTGTGAAGGGTGATGCCTTGGGTGGTAAAGAGGCTCGAGCCTATTTCACAGGAATGTGGGAGGGCTTGATGCGTGGCCTATATATCCCGAACTTCAAGCAGAATGTGAAGGATCTGGGTGTCGTTGGTGCGTTCCGTAAGAACCTCGAGCAGAGTCAGAACGGCCGAGTGTGGAATGCCCTGTGGACCGGGGAGCCTCAACTGGACAAGATGGTGAAGATGGAGGGACAGTCCTCTGGGATCATCCCTGACTTCAAAATCAAAGGGTTCAACCTCCCCCTCGGCACCATCATGCGCCTGCCGTTCCATGGTCTTACCGCGATGGATGACTTCTTCAAGAGCATCGCCTATCATGGTGAACTCGGCGCGTCGGCATGGGAGCAGATGTCCAAGGAAGGCGTCCCTGAGAAGCAGTGGGGGACCGCGTTCAAACGCCTAACCGATCCTATCACCGGGAGCCCTGAGTTGCACCACAAGGCTCTCACCAAGTCTCGTGTGATCACCTTAACCAATGACCTGGGGGATACCGCTAAGTACGTTGACAGTGCCTTGAAGACAAACCTGGGGCTGGTGGCGAAGATAGCGACCATCCCTTTCTTTCGTATCGCAGTGAACCTTACCAAGTATGCTGCCAAGCAGACCCCTCTGGGGGCTTTAAGCAAGGAGCAAAGCGCCATCATCATGAAAGGCACGGCACGGCAACGTGCTGAGTTGGCGACCCGATATGCCCTCGGCGGCATGCTGCTGAGCCTGGGCTACTATGGTTGGAAGTCAGGATCCTTCTTCGGACGTATTGATCCAACCGAACGGGATGCCAGACGCAACGCCAACCTACCTGCCTATTCGATCAGGGGCGACAGCATCGCCACGTCGATCACCAAGCTGGACCCGCCTTCGTTCGTCATTGGGTTGGGAGCTGACTTCGGCCGGGCATTGGATACTTGGCAGTTGTATGCCCAGGACATCCGCGCCGAAGAGGGTGAAGAACCGATTGAGCCTGTGGAGCTGGAGGACGCCCTTATGGCAACCTTGGCTATGCTGGCTGATCCAATCAGAGAGAAGACGGTACTCCAAGGTATCCGTGATGGTATCCAGTTGATTGCCGAACCGGAGCGCATGGATCTGGAGAGGTTCTTCGCCACGAAGGTCGATGCAATGATTCCGTACTCGAAGGGAATCGATTGGGCGCACCGTCTGTTTGATTCGGACGACGAACAGCTCCGGGAAATCAACGACATGCAAGACGTCGTGTGGGCGAAACTTGCCCCGCATATCAACCCCAAGTATCGCGATATCTGGGGGAAACCCATCGAACGTGCCGACCGTGTTCTCGGTATGAATCAGCAGAAACGTAATGATACCGCTATCACCGAGGAGTTGCTACGTCTCAAGGTCAATGTGTCCAACAAGTGGGGCAAGAAGATTCCCATGCCTGTCATGGGGATGCCTGATCACGAGATGTCCGACGATGAGCGCCAAGAGCTGAACGACTACCTGCTTGCGTCTCCGCTTAAAGAGGAGGTGACAGCGTTCATGGCCAGTGAGGACTATGCCAACTGTGGCGCGGATTCAGTCCGTAAGCAGATTGTCCAACGCATGTTCAATCAGGCCCGACAGGCGGCCGTCGGTCAGTTCTGGGAAAATCACCCCGAGCTGGTGGAGAAGGTTGAGCTGATCGGAGAGAAACTCACCGAAGCGGTTGATGGTAAGAGACAAGAACCCAACGTAAACCGGAGACTCTACAACTTCGGTAAGGAGGAATAAACCTACCTATGGCATTATCATATGAAGTTAAAGAAGGTGATGGAGCTACCAAGCTCTTCACCTTTTCTTTTGCCTATATTGAGGCGAGTCACGTCGCTGTCTATGTGGACGGTGTCGTGGTGCCTTTCACTTGGATCAACTCTAATACCGTTGAGGTAACCACAGCCCCGACCGCTGGGGCGACCGTGATTATCCGACGGGAAACCCCGAAGCAACGGCTGGTAGACTTCCAGAATGCCTCGATGCTCAACGAGGCTACCCTCGATCGGGACTCGAATCAATCCATGTTTGTGGCCCAAGAGGCCTTCGATGCCCTGGACAACCTCATCTTCCTCGATACGACCGACAACATGTTCGATGCCAGTGGTCGTGGGATCAAGAATCTCGCGGATATTCAGGGACCGTACCGGGTGGAAATGGAAGCCATGCGGGATGCTGCGGAAACCAGCGGAGGCAATGCCGCCACCAGTGCGACCAATGCTGCCTTGTCGGAATCGAATGCAGCGGATTCAGAGGTAATGGCTGAAAAGTGGGCTGAATACCCAGCGAACATGCAAGTGGAATCCGGGCAGTACTCGGCTAAACACTGGGCGGCAAAGGCCCAAGAAGCGCTGGTGGGTGGTGATTACTCCACGGTGTTGGGGAACTTCCGAAATAAAATCATCAACGGTTCCTTTGATGTCTGGCAACGTGGAGGCGGTCCACTTGCTGTGAGCGCAACTGCTAAGTTTCTGGCAGATAGGTTCTCAGTGACTAACAGGCAGTATCCCACCGCATCCCAGCAGATGATATCTATACCGAAAGACACTCTCGACGTTAATCTGCGGAATGGGTTGGAGGTTTCTATATCTGGAATTGGTGCCGAAAACGCTTATGTGGCGAGCTTCCACAGGATAGAAGATGTCCGAACATTGGCGGGAAAGACTGTTACCGTGTCGTTCTATGCTAAAGCCGATGGTAACAAGCCCATCGGCGTGGGTCTTAATCAGATATTCGGTACTGGTGGATCTGCGTCTATATCTTTAACCCCGGTCACGGTTAGTCTCACAAGCGGGTGGGAGCGGTATTCTACTACCTTTACCGTACCTTCCGTTGAAACCGCCACCATAGGCTCAGATAGCTACACACGGTTAGACATCACCTTCGCTTCAAAGGGTACGTTCAATGCTGCAACCGGCGCACCGGATCAAAGTGGGGTGTTCCAGTTCACCGGGGTTCAGCTCGAAGAAGGGTCAGTAGCTACCACATTTGAGCACCGCCCGATCAGCATTGAGGAGATTCTTTGCTACAGGTACTTTTGGGTGCTGCGGATTCCTTCGTACCATGCTTTGGAAGTAGGCCGTGGTGGGAATTCAGGAACCGCTATACTGGGACCACCCCGTCCATTCCCTGTTGTAATGCGTGTCGCACCCACCGTGATAAACCTGTTATCTTCTCTCTTTGCGGCGGTTTACACAGTAACCGGGGATATCATCTCATCCACTCTCACCCCGCAGTTCGTGACGACACCGTGGATATACGCCTTCAAGGCGTCCGTCGGTACAACCAACAGCATGCCTTACTCACTCTACCATGTTAGTTCCGGCGAATACCACTTTGACGCTGAATTGGCATAAGGAGGATAAATGATCAAATATAAACTGACCAGTACTGGGGTCTTCGACCGGGAGATTAACGCATCTATCCCTCTCGACCAAGGTAATCGCCACTGGCGGGAGTTTCAAGCGTGGCTTGCAGAGGGCAACACGCCCGAACCCGAGTTCACCCCGGAGCAACTTCTGGAGATGGAAAAGAAGAAAAAGCTGGACACCCTCGCGGCCCAGTTCGATGCCGAGGTAAAAGCCCCCGTGGTTGTCGAAGTGGACTCTGATACGTTCTCCGTGGACGGCAAGCAGGACAGTGCCGGTCGTCTTCAGGCCGCCATTGAGATGGCTGAGTTCCTCGGGGAAACCACTGTACCTGTCGTGGACTACTACAACCGCGTTCATGAAGTCGACATCCAGACGGCCAAAGCCATCAACGCGCAGCAGGCGCTCTATTTCCGGGGTGCCTACATGCGCCGGGCCAAAGCTCGAGACAAGGTTCTCGCTGGTGCCTAACGGATGCAGCGGAGGGGTCGGTATCCTCTGGAGAACCTTCACAGGTGCCGACCCTTGTTTTACCTACTGTTGTGATGAGCATGACCTGTTCTATGAGCAGGGAGGTTCCGAGGAAGACCGAAAGTTCGCTGATGGTCTTCTCCGGGACTGCATGATCAGAGATGGCCACCCGATCCTGGCCTGGATATTCTACATAGCCGTTCAGAAGTTCGGCGCATCCCATTGGAGGTATGTTTGAAGCATGTCAAAATCAGAGAGCATAAAAGACCGGCTGGCCCGGATTGAAGCACATAGTGAATACCAGACGAAGCTCTTAGAAGGTCTGGCACCTCTCCCGCTGTCCTGCGCGGCCCGAGGCGTAGAACTCAAAACCCTGATCGATGCCAACCTCCCGCATCGTGTGCAGAAGCTGGAGAACGATATCGGCGTCGGTAAGAAAGTCCTGGGGGTCTTCACGGTTGTCTCTGTGACAGTCATGACGAACAAGTACTGGGCGACCCTGGTTGCCACCCTTCAGAATGCCTTCAAGTAATCCCCGCGACACCCTCCCGCCCCTTTTAGAAAGGACAAAGTCCTACCATGAGCGATAAGAAAAGAACCACCAAGGAGACTCTCCTTGACCTGCAGGATGCCATCGTCCGGGAGCTTCTGTCTCAAGCCAAGGGCAAAGAAGCCAAGATGCAGGCCTCGGCTATCATGGCCGGCCGTGCAATCCTGAGAGACAACGGTATCCTCGTTGAGCCTGTCCCGGGTGATGCCTCGGATATCCTGAATGGCGGCCCAGATGATGACGACGACATCGACATCAACGACGGTTACGACTACGACAATGTCACCCCTCTCCGTCGTCGGTAAACGCCTTGACTCATCCAAGCTCTCCAAGAAACAGATAGTGGCTTGTAAGAAAGACTTCTGCAAGTTCCTGCGTGTTATCTGGCACCACCTTGGTCTACCCGACCCCACGCCGATCCAGTATGCTATTGCCCGATGGTTGCAGCATGGACCGAAGCGGCAGATCATCTGCGGATTCCGTGGGGTAGGGAAGAGCTGGATTACGTCGGCCTTTGTCATCTGGCTACTGTGGCGCGACCCCGATGCCAAGATATTGGTTATCTCGGCGTCCAAACAACGTGCCGATGATTTCTCAACCTTTACTTTAAAGTTGATCAAGGAAGTACCCTTTCTTGTTCATCTTTCCCCCAGACGTGATCAGCGGGAATCCAAGATAAAGTTCGATGTTGGTCCCGCAAAGAATGCCCATGCCCCCAGCGTGAAGTCGGCGGGTATCTCCGGGCAGATTACTGGAAGCCGTGCCACTCATATCATTGCTGACGACGTGGAAGTCACCAACAACTCTGCAACCCAAGACATGCGTGACAAGCTGATCAACGCTGTGGCTGAGTTCGAGGCCATCTTGGTACCTGAAGGGGAACCCCGGATCACCTACCTGGGGACACCTCAGACCGAAGAATCCATCTATAACAAGCTGGCCGACCGTGGGAGCAAGTCCGAGAACGGTTACCAGATGCGTGTGTGGCCGGCACGGTTCCCGGCTGTAGTAGACCTCAACACCAAGTACATGGGACGTATTGCCCCCGAGCTGGTCAAAGCCTTGGAACGTAACCCGATGCTGACCGGCGCGCCGACGGATCCCCAACGATTCAACGACATCGACCTTGCCGAGCGTTCGGCGGCCTATGGTAAGTCTGGGTTTGCTTTGCAGTTCCAGCTCGACACGAGTCTCTCTGATGCCGAGAAGTATCCCCTCAAGACTGCCGACCTGTTGGTCATGGACCTCAACGCGGAAACCGCTCCGATTGCCGTGCAGTACGGTGCCGGTAAAGACCAGCAGATCCCCACGCTTCCCGTGGTGGGTTTCTCCGGTGACCGTTGGTTCAGCCCGATGTACGTCGACAAGGAGAAGTGGAAACCTTACGAAGGCGTCGTGATGGCCATCGACCCCTCCGGACGTGGTAAAGACGAAACTACCTACGCGGTGGTCGCTCAGCATCATGGTAAGCTGTATGTGCTGGACGTCGGTGGACTCAAAGGTGGGTACACCACGATGGTTCTCCTGAAGCTGGCCAAGAAGGCCCAGGAGTTCTCTGTGAAGCGCATCTTGATCGAAGCGAACTTCGGTGACGGCATGTTCACAGCGTTGCTCTCTCCGGTTCTCAGGCGTGTTTACCCATGCACCTGTGAAGAGGTCCGACACAATCAGCAGAAGGAACTGCGGATCATCGACACCCTCGAGCCTGTCATGAACCAGCACCGTCTGGTGGTCGGCCGGTCTGTCGTGGAGAAAGACGTAAAGCAAGTCATGGAGGATCCCCACTACAGCCTCTTCTACCAGATGACCCGGATCACCAAGGAACGTGGCGCTCTGAAGCATGACGACCGCATCGATGTCCTGGCCATGGCCGTTCAGTATTGGGTGAAGTCAATGGGACGTGATGAAAAGCAGGCCCGGGCCGACTACCGGCAGAAGATGATGGACAACGAGATAAAGGAGTTCATGAAGGGGGTGTTCACAAAAGGAGTCACCCCGACGACCAGACCCCGAGGTATGTCAAAACCGAGCCTGCTGGGCCACCGCAAGAGGCTGATATGACTTCGATTTATTTCCGGCCCACTGTAGACTCAGGGTGTCCCAAACATGTCATTAAGGGTATCTAAAGGATAGTCTAAAGGATAGTCTAAAGGACATCATCTGGATACCTCTGTTACCTCCTCTTATTAGTATCTCCTTAGAGGTATCATAGGGGTATCTAAAGGACTTCATCATGATGTCTTATAGACCTCTCTCTTCTACCTCCTCTTATGTATATCCCTTATAGACCATATCACGGTAACACCGAAAGGAGGTGATGTCTCTATGCTGGATCGCTTCTGGTTCGTCTACAAGCTCTACGATACCGTAGCCAGTTTCTTCTATGAGCTGTGGGTGTCGTGGCTCAATCGCAATGAAACCTATGAGCTTTACGTGCTGGACCCCGAAGAATAAAACAAGTCGCTGTAAAGACGCTGTCGCTACACAGATGCCGGAGGAGAGTACCGGGGAAGACGATCCTCGGTACTTCTCCTGCTGTTCTATACGGTAGCATGGGTGGCAGTAGTTGGGTCGTCCCAGCGGCGTCTGGTGGATGTCTGAAGGAAGTCTCGGGGGTCCAGGTAAAATGGCAGAAAAATCTGAAGTGGTTTACGTTACCCTCTCGTACCGATTTTTCCCCCTTGGGGTCGATCCTTTTTTTGATTGCGACAGGCCGACGACAGGCCGACGACAGGCCGACAGGGCCCACGCTCGGCCGGCCGCGACCACACAACGCGCCACAGTACCGCGCAACGTACCGATATCATTGCCAAGCTCCCGGATTTCATATCCTGAAACGGCATGGGCTCTTATAACGCGCGTACCTTATACCGCGTGAGGGGCAGGCATGGCGACGACCGAGCGGGGGCCGGCCGACCGTACTGTTTTCGTGTGTGTGTGTGTGGGTATCTGTGTTTTTCGGCATACGCAATGGATCCGGAACGACAGCCGGCGACGTCCTAATGGACCCGCAACGACAGCCGACGACGACTTCCAAGGGATCCGGCCGGCCGATGCATCGCAACGACAGCCAAAAGGACCAGCTCGGACCCTGTTTTTAAATGTACGATACCGTAAGAATCTGCAGTAAATCTTCCCAATTTTCGATTTTCTCAAAATTAATGCCTCTGTAAATCCTCTAAATCATTACGGAATAAAAAAAGATGCATGATACATAAAAAAACCTGTTGACATCCGTACAGGTACGGGGCATAGTGCATTCACCGTCGGGGACAAACCCGGCGGCCGGGACCAAGCGGAAAGCTGAGAGGACAGCAAAGCAAACCCGGAAACGCTCATTGACATAGCAGATTTCCAGCAGGCGCACGGCATAGGGCGCCCTAAGAAGCCACGACACAAACCGGCTGGATGCAAACGACAGGTGAGGGAAGCAATAAGCGCGAGGCCTTGATAACATCGCGACATGGCACACAGGCATAGAGCCCGGTCCATCCTCAGATTGGAATTGTGACTGTAAACGGACAGCCGACGAATAGTGGGCTTTCAGCTAACATTCACAAACCACACAATAGGGGAAAAATCATGAGTAACATCTATTTCAAATCAAACGGCCTACAGGTAAGCAATGGGAACAGAAAACTTGGCAATGATACCCTGATCCTCAATATGGGAACAGCTACCAACTGCCCCTCTGCTAAGTTGGGGCTCTGTAAGTTGGGCAAGAAGTGCTACGCATTGAAAGCCGAAAGACTTTACCCGGAAGTCCTACCATGCCGGACCAAGCAAGAAAACTATTGGTTAACAAGCGATGCCGATACAATAGCCTTTGACCTGCTGTCCTTACTGTTGGGCAAAAGAAGACGCAAAGCGGGCAAGCTGCAAGCGCTTGGTTTCTCAATCAAGTTTATCCGTTTCAATGAGTCAGGGGACTTCCATTCACAGGCATGCGTTGAAAAGCTGGAAAGTATCACCAAAGCAATCAAAAAGGTGTTTAAACACATTGAAGTTTATGGGTATTCGGCACGATCAGACCTTGACTTCACCAAGGTATCATTTTTCTGTAAGGGGTCTGGTCACGACGCCGGCAATCACGGCCGCACCATAGCACGTCACAAAAAAGAGTTGATGCTTCCTGATGGCTCCTTGGCGGCCGCAGTACAACTTGACGGACAGGCTTACAAGGTCTGCCCGGGTTCCTGTAAATCTTGCAAGATTTGCAAGGTGACCAGCCGTCACAATGTCGTTTTTCCTTTGCACTAAAGTGTACGTATACGCACGTTTACGCTGTCAGGGTGTCTAAAGACCTATGCGGGACGCGTCTTTAGGCATCCGAGCGGTAAGTAAACGCACACACAACACACAATAGGGGGTTTCACCATGTTTTTGATTCTGGCAGCTCTGGCTATTCTGGCAGTCATTACGACCACGACACACTAAAAACAGAAGGGGAAAAAACCATGTTTTACCTGCATTTCAATGATGTCCTGACGCTGAATCCGCGTGGATCCTATTACTCCGACGATTGGAAGGCCTACATATGGACCAATCGGGCAGTTATCAATGGGGCCGCTCGGATCCTGCGACGGACGCCGGCAATCTGGAATCGGTACTACCTGCTAAACGAGGGGGTCTAATCACATGAAAACAGAACTGATCAAAACAGGCAAGTGGGCGCACAAGGCATCGAAACGGGCAAGCGTGCGAGTGGTCACAGTGGAAGTCAAAAAAGCAACCAAGGGGGTGAAATAGTGGCTAAAAAAGTGAATGCACTGGTGCCCGCTGTCAGAGAACAAGAGTGTAAACCACATCATTTCATGTGGACCGGCTCTATGCCCTGCACGGGCATCCTCAAATGCTACATGTGCAATTCCATAAAGAACGCTGACGGTTCGATCACTGAGCCCGAACAGCTAACCAAGGGGGTGAAGTAATGATGACTATGGCATTTTTTATCAGTATGACCATCGGCCAGCAACATTATAGCGACTGGCGGCCGACCGTATAGCTCATTGAAGGCCTGATCGGTAATAATGCCGAGCGATGGGACACCGAAGCATTTTTAAACTTCATGGGTGAAAACAGGGAATAACACAGCCGAAACCGGGCGGTATCGCTCGGTCGTCGCGGGGTGGTTCCTGCGGCCTGACGATGGCAGCCACTATCGATTGAATGAAACCATATGAAGGGGTGAAGTCATGATGTTTACCTATGGCCCAACGCGGCCGGCATTCGCGGATGAAAACACAAGAGGCACCGAACAGGTAATTCACGAGGAAACCAGCATAGCAGACGGTGCCGCTGTTTTTCGGGTGGCCGAGGAGATGCTGTCGGACGGTTCGTATGTATTCGCGGTCCTAATCGGCAACGTGCGGATAGACTGTATCGATTACGACGCGGTGTTGTCCTTACTGCAGCAACTCAACACGAGCGGCCGCTATAACGTGTCGCTTGATGAAGTGGGGGTGAAGTCATGAAATTTCGGGACTTGGAAGTTGGGCAGTTGTTCGATTGGGTCGACGATTCGCGGCCGGGGTTTAACAGCTTTTTCAAGGAGTGCCGCAAGCTATCGATACGCGTTTACGAGGAAGCGCACACGGGTATCAGGCACTTGGTGCGGTCAATTAACGCGCCTGTCTATCATGTAAAAAATCTGAAACACCACGACTCAACATACCTGTTCTGGCTTGAAGACCTCGAACAGGCAACACCGAACGTGTCAGAGTACACAAAACACGTTATCGACCGTGCATACGGGCATTCACCATTGATGGTCTGGGAACGCATTGCACTGCGGGACAGGTGGTCAGGACGTAATCGAAACCAAAAGGGGGTGAAGTCGTGAAGGTAACCTATCAGTTCGAGGAAGGTATGGAAGTGGCCTATAACCGGCGTTTTATGCGGTCCATCGGTTGCTATGAGAAGGCCGTTGCGGATCTACGCGGCACCATCGAGGAAATCCCATGCCCGGGCTACGCTAAAGTCCGGTGGGCGAACGCGACAGAGGCAGATGGCGCTTTGCTTTGTAATCTTATTCCGGTTGCTCGGATGCATCTGGAACCAATGTGAGGGGGGGG